ATTTTCTAAAAAAATATAAAATATAATTTTTTAAGTGTCGGAATGGTCGGGGTCGAACCGACATTTTCACTTACCAATTACCCGTAGCTAAAGTATCAGTTTAGAGGGTTACATTCCGTTAATTTTAGCAGTTCCCGAAGGAGTCGAACCTTCTATTATTTCTTTTTTGGATGCACCTTGCAGGAAACCATTTTTAATTTTTGACACCACCGAAAGATCGAACCTCCTTATTGCTTATCTGGCATTGCTAACCTGCTGTGGCGATTGTTCCGCCTTATTTAAGTGAGTTTGCGGTTTCATATTAAACATAATCACTTTGCTGCTCAGGTAGGATTCGAACCTACGATGGAGATGAAATCTCACCAGATTAACAGTCTGGACCGTTCGGCCTCTACGGCAACTGAGCAATAATATTTGCGGAACCGATGGGACTCGAACCCATATGTCTTTGATTAACAGTCAAATGCTCTAGCCATTCAGCCACAGTTCCATTTTTTTGTTTATTTATTTTGTACTGAAGGTGGGACTCGAACCCACATGCACCAATTACCCTTTCAACAGCGTATAAGGCAGAGGGGATACATCAGCATTTTTTAAATTATATTTTTTCTTCTATAATATTCATTCTTATAATGTTTATCTATAAATCTTTTTGTCTGAGCATGAGTAATATTTAATCTATTTGACACTTTTTTTACCCATCCTATTTTAGTTAAATCTATATCTTCTATTATTTTTAATCTGCTATTTATTTCTTCTAATGTTAATTTATTTTGACCACCAAATTCTTTGCCCATTTTTTTGGCATTTTTTATTCTATTTTCTATTGGTACTAAAATCCAAATTTTTCGTCTTTTTTCTATATCATTCCAACTACCCATTTTTGAATAAAAATTACTATCTCTTGTTTCAGCAATTTTATTAAGATTATTTTCATTAATATATTTCCAGCCACCATTTCCACCTAATACTATATTATATGTTTTATTATCTTTAATAAAAATATCATTAACTAAGATAGATTCCATATTAAACATATCTTTATCATTATCAAAAATATTTAATATATCTTTTTTAAAATTTTGTAATCCATATTTTTTTATAGCTCTTTTAATATTTTTACCTGAACCCATATAATTATCATTTATATTAGATGTTATATGAACTCCAATATAAATTTTATCATTTATCAAATTTGTTATTTTATATACTATAAATTTTTTATTCATTTGAACTTGCGTTTTTATTTATATATTAAAAAACGCAAGTTCAAAAAAAGTCGTCTTGGGAGGACTTGAACCTCCAACCCCGATCTTATCAGGATCGTAATCTAACCAATTGATATACAAGACGGTGTACCGTAAGTGGGACTCGAACCCACGATGTTCTTCCGAACGGGAGGATATGAACCTCCTGCGATAACCAACTCCGCTCACTACGGTATTTTATAAAAATTATATCTAATAACATATAAAACGTCCCGTTACAGATTTTTATATATAAATGCATATAATTATTGAGCACGGTAACGGACTCGAACCGTTGATGTTTATATATCGCTTTTGCAGAACGATGCCTTCGCCACTCGACCAACCGTGCATTTATTTAACTTATTTTTTCGTGGGAATAGAAGGACTCGAACCTTCGAAGTCGTAAGACGATTGATTTACAGTCAATTGCAATTGCCGCTATGCGATACTCCCATTTTTTCATACATTTCAACGAAATTTTTACCATATTTACTTTTAGCATAATTTAGATATGGACTTATAGTATCTTTATAATATATTGTTATTTTTTCATCAACAGATTTTAATTTAATATCAGTTAATTCACTTCTGAAATTTTTAATTTCAACTAATTCATCATTTACTCTAAAATCTGGATAAAATTTATGTTTTTCATTTTTATAAAAATATTCAAAATAATCTTTATTTCTTTCTATTTTAATATTGTGTTCTAAATTATAAATTAAAAATGCTAATTCATAACTACTATCACACCAATATCCGTTATACCATCCACATTTACCTCTGCTACTACCTTTTCTGATACCGCCTGAGATTTTTAACCAACAATCTTTGTGATATTTATTATTTCTTTTTGAAATTCCAATATTACCACAATATAAACAAACAAATTCTTTATCATTATGAATTTTTTCACATCTATATTTTTCTAAAACTTCTCTTCTTTTTTCTGTAATTATACTATTTGCTATTTTAACTTTTTCTGAATTTTTACAAGATTCACTTAACATTTTTTTATGCTCTTCTGTCCAAACTTTGCTATTTGCACATTTTATAGAACAAAATTTTCTATATTTATTACTCTTAAATTGTTTTTCTGTAATATTAATTTCAAATTCTTTTCCACATTTAGGACATTTTTGTTTTAAATTTTTTCTATCAACTAATTTTTTTCCACTATATAATTTTTTATATTTTTCAATTCTTATTTTTTTATTTGGATTAGAATCACAATTACAAACATGAAGAGCGAATAAACATTGTTTTTCTACTTCAATTTCTTTTTCGCACCATTTACATTTTTTTATATACATAGTTTTTATTTGTATATAGTAAAAAATGCGGTGTTTGTTTATTTCGAACTGGCGGTAAGTAGGGGTCACGATCCCCAACCTTCACTGTGACAGAGTGATATGCATCCATTACACCATACTCACCAATTAATTTGATTCCGTACAAGATTCGAACTTGTGTTTCCACCCGAACAGGGTAGCGTTCTTACCGCTAAACTAACGGAATAACTGTTTTTAATTTTGTCTGCAAACGCCATCATTAACAGAAAGCATCAATCTACTTTGAAAATTGCAGTTTTCATTTTGATCACCAACTTTTTTGCGGTCCCGATGGGATTCGAACCCACCTGAGGTATTTCTACCAACTGGAGTGACAATCCAGCATCCACACCAAGCAGACCCCGAGACCATTAATTAAAGTATCAGAGCAGTTACAATGATGATACTTCCAAATTACTTCACCTATTCAATTCCTGTATCTCTGAAGTAACGCCAGAGTGACAAATTAACATAACAGTTAATAACTTGTTTGTGGGCAGAGAGGGATTCGAACCCCCAGTGTATCATAGTCACGGTGTTACAAGCCGCTTGCTTCGCTCTTTTGCATATCTACCCAAATTTGACTTTTAATTAAATCTTTTCCGCCTTTGAACTTTAATGGTTGCTACACGGTATAGGTAAGGAACAGTCAATTCCTTAGCATGAACGGGCGGTTTTTCACCGCTTTTATTTAATCTTAAAAACACGGACATTCGGTGTTTTTTTGTATTCGGTACGGGATTCGAACCCGTGAGTGAATTTCTTCACACCACATTGAAAGTGTGGCTACCTGAGCCGCTAGTAGAACCGAACATCTTATAAATGACTATCGTTTAGTCATATTTTTTTTATTTCCTCTACAATGTGTATCTAATGTTGCGTTACAATTAGGACAAACTATTCTCAAATTTTCTAATCTATTATCATTATTTACACCATTTTTATGATCAAGTATTAAACTCATATGTTTACCTTTCCATTCTTCATCTTGACCACATAATTCGCATTTTCTTTCTTTTAATCCTTCTTTATATAATTTCTCTTTTAATTGGCTGGAATGTATTTTTGTACCTTCTTTAAGCCAATGTGTTATTGGTTGTAACTCTATAACTATTCTATTATTTTTATACGGATCAAAATGTGAAATATCAATTTCATTTTTTAATATCATATTTCTTAAAACAGTATAAGAATCACCTGAACTAGATTTATTAAGTTTTCTAAAAACATCAGCATAAGAATATGATTCTTTTACAATTTTTTTAACATTATCAACATCAAAATAATATATTGATTTATTAACTTTTAATCCTAATCTATATGCTTTTTTAACAATACTATAATAAGTATGCTCAGATAATATATTAAATATATTTGTAACTCCTGATAATTCATAATTATTCTTTAAAAAATCAATTTCTTCTTCTGTCCATTTACTTCTTGTTGTCATAATCATTTCTTTTTGTTATTATATATTAAAAACAAAATGTAAAGTTTAGACATTTTTTAGTACTGCGAACGGGGATCGAACCCGCAATGTCCACCGTGAAAGGGTGGTGACTTACTCCAATTTTGTCAACCGCAGCATCTTATTTAGTGATTATCTTTTAATCACTATTTTTTTAATTTCCCAATATGTCAAAGAACAAAAACAAAAAAACCAGTCACTTTTTTTAGAAGGACTGGTTTTCATTTGTTTTCGGTTAAAAAAAACTATGATTTATCCAGTCCAGGAGGCATAATATCTTCACAATCATTAATATTTATATTAATGTTACGATAATCACAATAATTACGATTCTCTATGTTGATATTATTTCTCATTTACTTTTTATTTTATTTGTTTTTTATTTTACTATTTTAATTTTACTTTTAATTAAATTAAGATGGCTCAGACCTATTTGGGGGCTGTAGTTACCTCTCTCATTGTATGAGAACCATAAATTACGGTTAACTTAATAACTATTATCTTTCGACATTTCGTAATCTTAATTTTTTTTGTAGCGGGAATCCGATTCGGACGGATGATCCAGTTTGCACCAGATGTTGGGTTATGAGCCCAATGAGTTAGACCGACTACTCTATCCCGCAATGTGTTTTTCAATATTTTTAGAACTTCTTCTTTTGTAGCGAGTGATCGGATTCGAACCGATGTAAACCTTATTCAGGACTCCGTGGTTATGAGCCAGGTGAGATACCAACTTCTCCACACCGCAATGTATTTTTATTTATCTTTTTCTATTTTCTTATTCAATTTTTCCATTAACTCTTTAACTTTTGATGCCATTCCTTTTTCTGTTTTTGGAGCATCTTTAGCATCTATCTCTAGCTGATTCGCAAGCTTTATAAATTTTTCAGTTCTATCTGATTTCTTTTTTAGTTCGTCGTAATCTTTTTGTATTCTCTTTTCGTTTTCCATATAATAAAAAAAACCAGTCATTTTTTTATTGACTGGTTTTTTATATTGTTAGGCATTCGCCTGAATATTTTTTCTCAGTCAATTTGTGATGTATCATCATAAATATTATTAATATTACATTCTTCCATCTCTATATATAAATTGCGATTCATCTTATTTTGTTTTTTTGTTGTTATTTTATTCTTTTAGTTAAAATCTTTTTAAGAGTTTATTTTATTTTTACTTTTTATTATATATATTATAAAAAAACTCGTATTTTTCTGTTTTTGATGTTTTTTAATCTTCTTCTTTAATAACATGATTTGTATTTCCATCAAATGCTTCAAGAATGAACTCTATATCTGAATTTGAATAAAAATCATTTCTCAAATTTTGTAACAATTTTTCTTTTCCAATTGGACTATCAAAAAATCTTTCAATTTCTTTTATTGCGTCTTCTTTTGTTTTATGTACAGATGCCATAATGTTATTTTTAATTTGATAGTACAAAGATAGAAATAAGTTTTTAATCTACCAAATGTTTTTCAATTATTTTGAATTTTTATTCTTTCTTTTGCTTCTGCGATACTCCGTTTAAGTTCATTCTTAAGTTCTGTTAGTTCAAGATAAATTTTTTCCATTTCATCTTCCTTTTCTTCTTCTGTCAAACCTTCATTATTTTGAATTTCTAACATAAGTTCGTTGGTTACTTTCATTAATTCAGATAAATCAATTTTATCATGAAATTTACCATTTTTCAAATCTTCAAGTGATATAAATTTATTTTTCATATTTTTACTTTTATTCTTGTACAAAATCACCTTCTTCTTGACCATTATATAATCTTAAAAAATCTTCTGGACATTCGTTTGCTTTTCCTATTATTGGATAAAGCCAGTAGCCTTTCTTTGGATGATTATCGTAATTGTACCAAAATGGTTTACTTTTTATAGTCATATCATCTTCAAGTACAGATAATTTATCACCTACTTTATCAACAAATACACATCTATCTCCTTTTTTAAATTTTGGATTATCTTTTTTCATATGATATTTTATTAAAATTAAGGCACAAAGATATAAAAATTAAATTATTATTTACTTTTTTTATTGATTTTATCAAGTTTTTCTTTTCTTTCTAATGTAATACTTTTATAAATTGGATATGGTTTTGCTATATATGCTTTTATTAATGGTTTCAATATAACTTCAATATCATTAAATTTTTCAACATAAAAATTAATTCTAGAATCGTCAATAGATATTTGTAATAATTTTTCAGATTGCCAATAATAGCAAGATATTGCTTTATGATTTAAATATCCACCATCTTTAGTTTCAAATCCAATGGTATAGCACCAATCTTTTGGATCATTAGTTGGTGATACATATTTACATTCGTAATGCCAATTCCATTTACCATCATCAAAAGTTTTTTCCTCTATCATATAAAAAATTATTAATCAGTATCAGTTTCCTTAAAACAATGAACACAACCATTTAATTTAAATAATTTAAGATAATAAGAAGAAGTAAGAATTTCTTGATATTTTCTTTCTGTAACATACCATTTATTCTTTTTTGACATGTTTTTAATACCACAAGCACCTGTAATATTTTTAATTTTGTGTACTTCTCCTGTTGCGGTATTAATAAGATACTTAATCCCTAAAATTTTTCTAAAAATTTTTAACATACTATTTAATTTATTTTTATAAGTGTTTCTGGATCATACATATATCTAAAACCAGATGGTTACCATCTGACATTGATAGTATTATCATCTTTCCACACTTTATCTTCAACAACACCTTCACAATCTCCAAATTCATTGACATGATCTTCACAATCCATTTCAATTAAGCTTTGCTTAAGGCTATTAGACATTTTAACTTTATCACCTGTTTTCATATTTTAAATTTTAATAAAAATATTACAGGTATTCATCACTACTTGGGTAAGCTGACAAATATCTTTTTTGGATAATACCCCGCTACTTATACCTTTGAGTCTCTTTAGTCCTGCACCGACAGTTTCTATTTTTCAATGGAATTGCGACTCCATTTCGGTTAATATTTTTATTTATTCTTTTTATCTTCTATATCAAATAATTTTGCAACTAATGCTATTACTGCTATAATTGCAACTGTAAATCCTATCTCCATTAATTTATATATTAAAAACTTATAAGCTAATTTTTTTTAGTATTTTAGCTAAAATATTAATAAATATATTATTTAATTCATCTGAGTTAGGTAAAGTATTAAATTTTAATTCTTCGTTATCTAAAAATAAAGTTGCATAGATATCATCAAACTTTAATATACCTTGTGTAAATACTCTTTCTTTTTCAGACATTGAAATAAAATCTAATTTCTTTATTATATAACTATTTTTATCATACAATAACCAATGATATAATTTAGATTTATCAGTTTCATTATCTAATTTTAATTTTATTTCAAATAGCATATATGTATCTGAATCAAAACAATATAATATTTTATCTAAGTTCATTAATGGTGACTAATTCTAATATTCTTAAGTTTATTAAATAAACTACCATGCTCAAGTGCTGAACCATATGATCCATCATTATCAGAATAACTAAAAATATAAAATAATACATCATCAATAGGTTCATTGTTGATTTTTTTTAATTTTTGTTTTCTAATATTAAAAAGCTCTTTCATCTTTTTATTTGCATAAATATTTAATGCATTGTCATATGCATCACTTTTTTCTCTCCAATCTTTAATATGCTCAAAATCACTATAGCTTGGAGCATCATACGCACCACCACTTGATAGTTCTTCTAGTGCTTCTTCAAAATTATTTATTTTCTGAGAACAAATATCATTCCAAACAGTTTCTGCAACTTGATCAACTGAATAGAGATCATCATAACATCCATATACTGTCTGATCTTCATTAAAAAGAATGTTTTTAACATCTTCAGCACTTTTTGGTTCTTTTGGAAAAAACACAATAAAACTACTTGATGATGAGTTGCTTACAAATCCATTTCTTGTTTTCATTATTTAAATTTTAATTCTTACAAATATATCAATTTTTTTGATATAATCAAATTTTATTTTCTCTAAAAAGATGTTCATCACAAACTAAACAAATTTTACCATATTTTGGAGTGTCCCAAAAATAAGTAGAGATATCGTGTTTATCAACATTATCACAACATTCATAAGTTTCAACACCAATAATTTCTTTATTTAAAGAGTAATAATCATTACCAAAAAAATCATACTCATACTCTTGATTTATAATAGAATCTAAATTATTATAGTCTTCACTATCAACTACATAAGAATTTCTCATTTCAGTTAAAATATCTTTTGTTTTTGAAGATAATCTAGTTCGATATTCATCTAAGTTCCAATCTGTATTATTACAGGTTGCTACGATATATTGATCACCTATTTTTTTAATATAAGTATCATAATTACAACTTGGAAAGCTAATTGGATGATTTTCATCAACATTTTTTAACCTACTTAATAAAATATTACTAGTTTCAATATCTTCGTCTTTCCATTTATAATATTCCTCATCTTCTTCTAAATATTCTTTAAGTTGTTGTTTAATCATATATTCAGCAAGGTCACGAACTGAAGGAAAATCTTTATCAGAAATAATAAAACTACTACTACTTGAATTGCTTACAAAACCATTTCTTGTTTTCATTAGTAATTACCACTTTCTATTTTTATTGTATCAGTCTCTATTTTTATTCTGCTATCACAAATATATGATTCTAATGCCTCACCACTATCATTACATGCACTACCAGAATAATAACGAATTTCTTTTTTTTCTATTTTTTCTAAATCTTCTCTGTCGATGCCACTATAATCCTCAATGATTTCTTCAATCATTTGTTCAGTTGTCATACTATCGTTATCACCACCCACATAATCTTCGTAGATACCTTCAATATTTCTTTCTTTTACATTACTAATTATCCAATCAGATAATTCATTAGCAAAACTAAATAGAGGTGATGTTTCTTTAACATCAAATGCTTCTAATAAAGTTTTCTTTGTCATTTTTTTACCATTTTTCATAGTAACAATAAATGAGCTACTACTACTGTTACTCACAAAGCCATTTCTCAATTTCATAATTTAATTCATTAATTTTTTTTAATTTTTCACGTCTTTCAACTGTTGTCATATTAATTTGTTTAATACTAATTTCAGAGTTTAGATTCAAATTATCTTCAGTTATTATAATATTATTATCAGTAAAATTACAATTAGAATAATCTGGATAACCAACTTTATTACCAACTGATATTTTAAATGATTTATTAAAACATTTGGTGTTATTTGAATTGATAAAATCTAATAATTTATTTGATATTATACTACCAAATTGAAATAACATTATTTTATCAATTAATTCAGGATGATTATAATCATTAATTACTTTAATATAAGAATAAAATCTATTCATTGGAGATGATATATAATTAATATAATCATTACTATTACTCATAAATTTAGATTCTTCCGTTTCATCACTTTTATCTGTTTTAACAGATTTTAATATATTTATTAAATAATTATTATTATCTAAATAGTAACTTTTTTTATTACCTAATTTTTCTGAAAA